GCGATCTATTTGAGTTACAATGTGTCTTGTCTCGACGTTAGTTCTGCTTGATACAAATATTGGATCGTTTGGATCTATAGTATTTTGATAAGTTTCACCATCTCCTAAAGTACCAAGATGCAGTTGAGGTTGGCGTATTGCTTCATCGCTATTATTAGTTATAAAACCCGTTTTGTCAAAAGAGCCTGAGTGTCTTACTTCCATCCAACTTTTAACTTGAGCCATAAGATCTCTACGATAAAGATAGTATACTTTATCTGCTTCAGCCAATACTTTTTCAAGCTGAAAGTGATCTCCTTCAAAATGACTTGGCATGATCTTATAACATGCTTGATTACCAGCTTGTAATTCTTGAAATAAATTCCATCGGCTTAGATATGTATCAACCCAAGCATAAGAGGAGTAACCATATTGCGCTACTATAGTTTGCTTTGCTGGTAGTTTACCAATTGGGTGTGGCCTTTCATGAGAAAAAAGCTCACCTTTATAAGGCAAGCGATATTCTTCAGATTTCTTTAAAGTGAATGATGTACTTCCTGTCCTAAAATTAGTCAGGATAACAACGTTACGAGTCATACTTATCTTTTAGCCTTTCACGTCTTTGAGACTGTTTACGTTTATTCTTACGCTTTTCCTCTAGTCGTTGTTGGGTTTTATTGTCTTTTCCAAACTCTTGCTCTGGGCGATTGGATTCTCGGAAATCCGTGTACCGCTTTGCCATGGTACATTCCTTATCGCATATCCATAGGGGTTGTAAATAGATCAGGGTAAGCTTCTTCTAAACAAGCTCTAGTTAATCCTGGAATCTTAGTGTGTGATAACATGTGATTTGCTATAAGTTTAGCGTCGTCGTTATCAATAGCTTCTAATAAAGATATGAATAAGTTTTCACGTTTCATTTCTGGTTTCATGTTATCATAACCACCACCTTTAATGAAGATCTTTAAGCGTCTAGCTTCTCTATAAAGCATAGTCTTAGCTTCATCTTCAAATTCGTTTGGTTTCCATGGGGGTGGGCTTTCTGGTAACAGAAACTCAACATCTGTATCATAAACTAGACGTAGTACGTTGCGGAAAGGAATATTGTCATTCTTTCGAAGCAATGCTACTTTATCTGCTTTCTTTTTCATTGCGGGTAATTCAGAGAGAATCTCTGACATTGAATATCTAATGCTCATTTTAAAAGTCCTGTATATCGGTAATCAAGTTTTTCAACTTTTTCTTTACAAAGAAGTTAAAGAGATGCTGTCGTCCGACTTCCTTGGTATTGTTAAATTGGTACAGGATCTTATCCTTGTACTCCTGCGGAATTAAGCTTAAGTCAATCATTTGCTTATTCCTATTAAAGCGCAATTTAGTATCAGTATCCATACTATCAGGATCTGTTAAAAATTGTGTTAGTCTTTTCTTAGTCATTGGTTTTTGTCTTTCTCCAATAGCTAGACTATTATCAGCACTTAAGATATTCGGAATGCCATCTCCAACATCGCCTCTTAATACGTGCTCTTCTAAGTATTTATCTGGGTTGTCATGTCTTACCCACTTCTTCATAACGGGATTATATTGGTCCACGTTACCATAAGTTTGTAATTGAATGAAGTCTTTATCGCCAGACAGAATTAATATCTTTTCAGCACCTGTGTTCATAATAGTGCCCTTCTCGTGACAGAGAGTAGCAATAATGTCATCAGCTTCACAACGCTCAATATTGAGTACTGTGTATGGAAAGAATTCTTCGATCTCTTGTCTGATTCCATGAATTACTTCAAAGAGTTTGCCCCAATCCATTTCAGAAGCATCACGACCCTTTTTACGATTAGCTTTGTAATAAGGGAAGTAGTCTCGTCTCCAAACGTTTTTGTTATCACAACAGAGTACGATCTCGCCGTATTCTTTAGTGAATTTTTTTCGATTGAATCGAATTGAATTTAAGAACATATGACGAAGTAAATTCTCGTCTGGTTCCACGTTGTGATGATTACCAATACTCGCAAAGAGTGAGGCCAACATCACCTGGTTGTAGTCAACTAGTATCATAATTTTACCATATTTTATTTAATTGTAGAGTATATTATATCACACTTCATCGTCTTTGTCAACCCCTAAATCATTTAATAATGTACTTTTAAGGCCTCCAGTCGTTGTTCCATCTTCATCTGTCTCAAGTATAGCCACATTCTGCAGTGCAAATTCTTGTAAAGGATGCGGTGCACCTAGAGTCTGCAGATGTAAAGCCTTTATCGCTTCAAAGATTAATATCATATTTGGAAAATACTTATTGATGTCTTCATCAAAATCGCATCCCGCTCTTGCCATTTCTGATAGAACGTTTTCCCATATAATCTCAGCTAAATCGTTAGCATAAGATTCTTTATACATCTGAAGATTTTCTTTTACCTCTTCAGCCGTCCTTGGCGCTTTAAAATCTAACCTAGGGAAATTAATTACGTTACTTGGTTTCTCTTTGTCCACTAGTAATATTCCTTAAAAGTGTGTTCCACATAACTTGGAACGATTGTATGTTATTTCTTGCTAAGTTAAAGCGATCGCTATAAGTAAATCCACTGAAGTACTTAGGATTTTCTTGTATTTGCTGTAACAACGAACGTGCTACTGAAAACGCGTAATTAGCATGGTCTTGAACATTTTCTGTCCAATCGTACATGATCGTAGCGTTCTGCGATGTTTCAGAAAGTGCACCATAATTTGGATGGATACAAATAACTTGACTCTTAATAGCTTCAATCAAAGCAATACAAGATGTTTCTTTCCAAATATTCGGATATAAGAATATATGAGACTTACCTAAAGCTTCTAAAACTTCTTCGTTACTCTTAGCACCATGATAGGTCATATTTGGATGAGCTTCAATAGTCTTAAATAAACCTGAGTAAGCTTCATCACGTTGAGGCCAACCATAGATCTCAAAACTTGAATAGACATCTAATTGAATATTGTCAAATTGTTTTGCTAGAGCGTCAAAAATTGGTACTAACAGTTCTAATCCACGATGTGGAGTAGTGTGATAAATGAAACGTATTGTTCCCATATCTTTTTCTTTAGGCTGATATGCTGTTTCTACTGCGTTATGTATTACACTACACTTTGAATATGGAATACCATATCTTACAATGTATTGATCTCTTTGCCATGCAGATACAAATACGAACCAATCAAACTTTTCCCATCCACCATCTTTAAGAATCTTATTCTCTGGATCTTCTGCCAAATCGTGACACCATAAGATGTTTGGAACATCATCATATAATTCTCTTGGTCGAGATAGATGAATAGCTGCTTTTTCTAAAAGCTCTTTGTCAACTGAATCAACAAGACGCTGTCTCATCATTTCAGTTCCACCTTTTGAATTGGCGGACAGTTCTGATTCTACGATCTCACCTTTATATACTACACTCATTTTAATTCCTCATTCATAATTTGCTTCTCCTAAAATCATTTCGAGCGTTTTCTTTCCGCCCTTTTTGTCCCACCAATCTTTTAAAAACTCGTACGAGTAAATTGCAGATTGTGCTTGTTGGTTATAATAATATATATTCTTTGAACGAAAGTCTGTAACGTTCTGATTAAATAACGGGAAGGTATAAACTTTGCCAAAACCATGAAGTACATTATTTTCAAATGAAGGTGGTGCACCTAATGGCATCTTATAATGAATAGCACCTTCCTTTGCACCATCAAAATAATACTCAATAATCTTTAGAGCATATTCTCTCGTAAGAGCATAAGCTTGTAATCCATGATCCCACAGTTTACGACGTCGAATAACCATAGGTGGATATTCAGTACCATGCTCGTATGGATATTCAAAAACGTTACAAAGATGCAATGCACCCCAGTCGTCTTTAACACTATCAATAAACTCAGTCAGAGTAAAGTTCCAATGCTCTATAGCAGAAAAATCTACATCGTCTTCAAAGAATAATCCATATTCTTCATCGGTGTTTTCGTACCACCATTTAATAGTAAGCAAGTGAGACGATGTAACACCTGGCGTCATTTGCTTTAATAGATCTGGGTCACCAACAAATTCTATAGAATCTTTATTATATCGTTGGTAAACATGCATGTTAACATCGTCAACTCCAAGCTTTGAAAACTCAGACTCTGTATATGCTTTACGATCTGGACAATCAGCTAGATTGATTACGTTAGGCTTCGGTATCTGCTCTAATTTGTTCAATATTATAATCTTCTTTCAATTCATTGTAAATATCAGTTAGTGCACTATGGAAGTTTCTAACTGAACCATTATTGTGTATTCGATATGTCTTAACGTTAGTTTCTTCTTCTAAGACATAAGCCGTATCAATCGCAGTTGTGTGATTAATAGTAATTTCTTTAATTAAATTGCCATTGAAATATTTTCTAGAGTCTGTAGAATAGTCACACCCTTCACGAGTTAACTGAACGATGATAATATTTTCTGCACCGACCTTTTCAATTAAAGGCTCTAACTCTTCTATAAATCCGCCATCAGCGATCGCGTATTGCAATCCTTCTTCTACTTCTTCAGCAACCAATCTACCAAAGTAATCTAAACCTTCTTTGGGTTTCATAATATCTTCTGATACATGGATCATAGCTTCTCTACGAGACATGAAGTTTAAAGCGAGTTCTTGACGCTCTTTTAAGTCTCTGTTATTATAGCCTTCCATGAACCATCGTTCGTCACACTGAAAATGGTTGATAGTTTCTTTGAATAACTGATACTTAAAGGATAAATTACCAAAGCCGAACTTCTCTTTATACAAAGAAGCTGCCTCATCTTTACCACACGCTGGTGGTCCGTTAAATATTACTATCATTTAATTGTTCCGTTTGTTTATAAAATCCTAATTTACAAATATAATATGCATCTACAACATCTGTTATTGGATTCATTGAATTGTTTATTATACCACATTCTGCACGAATGTCAACCCCTGTTTCTTCTTCAAAGGCTTCAATCATTAAATCTTTATTTGCATTACCTTTACCGCAACCAAACTTTTTAATCATTGTTGGTGGATATACATCAAAGGGAATTCCTTTCTCGTATAGTTTGTGTTTAAACAAACCACAGTTTTCAGCAATCTGAAATACTCTACCAACTGCACCAAAAGCGTATCCTTCAATTCCAACAAAGTCACATTCAAAACATTTCTCTTGCGACCAAGTACCAATGAGATTGTATCTCTCTTGGTCTGTTGTCCAGCTGTCAGGATACATCGTTGCTCTGTATCGGCCTTTGTCACCTTGTAGCAATTTATCGCGA